AATGATGTCCAGCACTAGCGCGCTCTTGCGCTTGGCCGTCCAGCGTTTGATGTCGTCTTCCATCTTCATGCTCATCGTCAATTCCCTCGATTATGACGTGAGCAGGTTTTCACTGGGTCATTACAGCCGCCCGTTGGATATCGGTCAGCGTCTCCCCGGGCGTCATTTGCAGCCACTTGAATATCTGCCGGCTGGACAGCGCCCATTTGAACTGCCGAACAAATTCCTCCAGGTGGTGTTTGACCACTCGGTAGAGGTTGACCAGTTCGCCGTTGACATCGTTGAGCACTTCTACATTGGCGGGTGTCGGCCGCAGAAAAAACATTGCCGCGCCGCCGGCGAACGGCTCGACGTAGCATTGATGGGGCGGGAAATACGGCAGCAGGCGGTCCGCGAGCCGGCGCTTGCCGCCGAGCCAGGGGATTATCGGATTGGCCATGGATTGGTCGAGTGTCAATGGGGCGCGCCAGTCCGATTCAGGTGATGTGACAAGCGTAAAGGGTAGGCGTGGGCGGTCATGCTTTGGCCCCGGATTCATTGGGCGTGGATTCAGACAGCCAGGCCGGCGGCGCGGGGCGTTTCTCTGACGCCGGGAAATCCGAGGACTCCGGCCACTTTCGCAGCGCGCGCCGGTACGCCTGTAGCTGCTGATATTGGTCGGCGCTCAACGTGGTGGCGGCCCCGTCTTCGATCTCGTCCCGATGGCGCTGCACCAGCGCGTCGGTGGCGTCCAGTTGCTCGCCGCGCCAAGCGCGTTCCGTGGCCGCCATTTCGGCGGCCCAGGCGGCCTCATCGCGCGCCCAGGCGCCGTCGTTCCAGACGCTCCAGGCGTCGGGCCGAGGATTGGCGGTCAGCCAGGCGGGGATGGGGCCGATGCCGCTGTAGGTCTCATCGGCGTGCAGCGCACCGAACGGGTACACCGCGCCGTCGCTGGTGCGATACAGCGTTTCGATGCGATGATCCTCTTCCTCGATCCAGCCGTCGCCGGCATCATCAGGGCGATACGCGACGCCGGGCTGCATTTCGGGCGGGACGCGGTCGATGGCGCCGCCCGGGATCAGGAACACGCCCGGTTCCAGCGGCGACTCGTCGGCGATGGTCGGACCGACCAGGTAGCCGGCAGGGTCCAACTGCGACACGATTTTTTGCTCGGTCATGATTGCCTCTTAAATCTTGATGCAGGCCAGCAGCGCGATATTGCGCGGGCGGGTTTCGTTGGCGGTGCGCGGGACACCATTGACGCCGTCGGAAATGGCTTCACGAATCCGGCCGGCTATCCCGCGGGAAGGACGGCCAGATCGACTACGAGCGCACCCAGCACGACATCATGACCGCCCTGGGGAAGATCAAGAACCCAGCTGGTCAACGTACCGCGGCGGATGCGCTGGGTATGGGGGCGCTGTTGCCCATGATCCAGCGGGGAACGTTCGACGCCGACCGTGCTGAGGCCGGAAGCTGACCTCGTGGATCACCAGTATCGACTGGGGGGCGTGGTACGACCGCGTGAATAAGATCGCCGATGCGTTTGGCGGATGGGGCAACGTTTTGGCCGGCATCGTCGCCATCAAGTTCGCGGCTACGTTGGCCGATTGGGGGCTTGCGATAGGCACGCTTGTGGCGAGCCTTACTGCGGCCGAAGCGGCAGCGGCGGCGCTCAAGGCAACAGCCGGCGGCAGCGCTGCAGCTGGCGCTGCCGGCGCCGCCGGCGCTGGCGCTGCTGCCTCACGTGCGCCGTGGCTTGCACGGTTTTTGAATCCGTATGCGGTCGGCGCTGGGGCGCTGTTTTACAGCAAGGACCTGAACGCGGGTGAGGAGGCGACGCTGGCGAGTGCCCGGCGAGCGCAGGGCAAGAGCTATCTGACCCCCGGGGAATTCGCGCCCGGAGGAACGAACGACCCGAAGATCCTGGACATTGCTCAGAAGTTCATGGGTATGGGATGGAGCAAAGAGCAGGCCGCCGGCATCGCCGCGAACATTCTTCAGGAGTCCGGCGGCAATCCCTATAGCGTCGGGGATGGCGGCAAGGCATACGGGATCGGTCAGTGGCACCCGGACCGCCAAGAAGACTTCAAGCGAGTATTCAAGCGTGACATCCGCGACTCGACACTCGATGACCAGTTGAAGTTCTTCGATTGGGAGCTGCGCAACGGCCCGGGCCAGCAGCGGGTAGCTGGCGACCTGTTGGCGCGTGCGACCAGCGCCAACAGGGCTGCGGCCATCGTGTCCCAGTACCACGAGCGTCCTGCGGACGTGGAAGGGGAAAAGTACAAGCGCGGAATCATGGCAGACCGGATTTTTGGGGCCATGGGCGGCGGCGCCGCAGGATCTACCCAAGCGGCCAATCCCGCGCTGGGCGCGGCCGCAGGAGCGCCGGGCATGGGCAACGGCCCGGGCTTCGATGGCCTCAAGGATGCGCTGGATGCTTCTCTGCAGAAGCTGACCTTGCAGGTCAACGTATCGGCGCCACCGGGTACACGCGTCGACACGAACAGTGGTGATGGCGCGGGCATGTCGGCGCGCGTGAACTATTCAATGGGCCTGGGGGCTATGCCATGAAAATCTCGGACGTCGTACAGGTCGCAGGCAGCATTGGCGGCGTCGCGAACGCCGTTGGCGACCTGCTGGGGCCTGGCGCCGGCAGCTGGGAGGCTTCGCTGCAGCAAGCTTCCTATGGGGGCGTTCCGTTCGGTGTGAACGGGGCGCGCCTGCACGCTGGTCGCCGTCAGGCTGTCCATGTGTATCCATATCGGGATGAGGTATGGGCAGAGGATCAGGGGAAGCTTCCCAGGCAGTTCCGGATCCACGGGTTCCTCATCGAGGACAGCGCCATCTATGGGGGAGGCGGCGTAGTCGGCCAGCGGGAAGCCTTTCTGACTGTCTGCGAGACCGCCGGGCCGAAGACGCTGGTTCATCCGACTCTGGGGACCATCGCGAACGTTGCGTGTCTGGATCTGGAGCTGGAGGAGCGGAAGGACCTGGGGCGCGTATTCGAGTTCACGATGTCGCTTATCGTCAGCGGCGAACGGAAGTATCCGCAAGCTGGTGAATCGACGGGCGACCAGGTTAACAAGGCTGCGGATGCCGTTCGAAAGGGTAGCCTGCTGGACATGGCGCGCAAGGTCGCTGCGGCGATCAGGCAGGGCGTTGCAGTGGTTCGCCAGGTCGTCAACACCGCGGTGCGCTACTACCAGATGGCGGTTGGAATCGTCAACGGCGTCCGACGCGTATTCAATGCTGTGTCGAGTCTGCGCGGCAACTTCGGTCGGCTATTTGGTGGCGGGAATTCGGGCTTCCTGACGTCCAATCGGAAGGCTTCCAGCAGCGCGTCGGCGGCTGATCTGCTGACCGCCAATGTGGCCGCCAGTGCGGCCGTGGTTGCTGCAGGCGTCAAGCTGCAGCAGGCGGCCACGAATATCGCCGATACCTCGGCATATGGCGATGCTGCGAATGCATTTGTGCAGTCTGTTGCCGCGACGGCTGTTGACCCAGCGGATGGCATGGCGATGCTCGGCCGCCTGGCCGTGTTCCAACCCGCCGGCGAATCTACCGAGTCGCCTATCGGGCAGGCCATTGCAACGGCCAACGTTGCATGTTCGGCCCATCTTCGACGCGTGGCAATCGCAGCATTGGCCCAGGCGGCGGCGGACTATCAGCCGTTCTCGCAAGAGGATGCCGCGAGGGTGCAGACGGACGTTGTCGGCATTTTGGATTCCGAGATCCTGATTGCTGGCGATAGTGGTGACGACGCCAGCTATGACGCATTGCGTCAGCTCAGGAAGGCCGTCGTTTCCGACCTTCAGGCAAGGGGGGGCAATCTGGCACAGATGGGGGGCGTTTTCCTTCAACGCCTCCCAGCCCGCGCTGGCGCTGGCAAATCGAATCTACCGGGATCCGGCGAGAGCCGGAGAACTTGTGCGCCAGGTCAATCCTATCCACCCGGCGTTTATGCCGCCCCAGTTTGAGGCACTGTCGAAATGAATGGTGATGATCTGACGCTGCGTGTGTCCACTTCGACCCGTGTCGGACGGGGCTATGAGCTGTCCAATACGCGCGTTCTCGGGGGGTGGCAGGAGGTGCGGTTCACGAGAGGAGTCGAGCGATGCCCCTCTGATTTCCTGGTGAAGATGACTGACCGCTATCCCATCGCGACGCGGCTGGATATGCAGGTACAGCCCGGGGATTACTGCGAAGTGTTCCTCGGAGAGGACCGCGTTTCCACTGGTTGGGTCGATCGCTTCGTGCCGTCGTTCACCGACGGGGCGCATTCGGTCACGTTGGTTGGCCGTAGCAAGTGTCAGGACATCGTGGATTGCGCGGCAGTTTTCGATGGCTTCCAACTCACCAATGCGAGTGCGCTGTATATCGCTCAGACGCTTTGCGCACCGTTCGGGATCAAGGCGAGCCTGGCCGAAGGTACGAACCAAGGCGCACCCATCGAGCAGGTGGTAATCATCGCGGGCGAGAGCGCGTATGACATCCTGGAGCGGGTTTGCCGATACCGTGGCCTCCTGCTGTACGACACGCCATCGGGTGATCTGCTGCTGTCGGGCATTGGGCTACAGGCCGCGGCCAGCGGATTCCAGGAGGGCGTGAACATTGGCTCGGCCGTCGCCTCGTACTCGATGGATCAGAAGTTCAGCGACTACTACGCGATCTATCAGGGGCTGGATCAGTTCAGCGATGTTGGCGGCGCTCCCAACCAGATCGCGCATCTGGTGGATGAAAGCGTGCCTCGATACCGGCCGCGGGTTGTGCTGTCGGAGAACCTCCTGGGCGGAAGCATGGTGGCTGAAGACAGGGCCAAGTGGGAAATGTCTCGGCGGCAGGGGCGGTCCTTCTTTGTTCGGCTGAACACCGACAGTTGGCGGGATTCGGCGGGGGCGCTGTACACGCCCAACTCGATGGCTTCCCTTGCGATCCCGTCCTTGAAGTTGGGATCCGAGGCCACGCCTGTTTCGTGGTTGATCGCCGAGACGACCTACAACCGTGGACGCGCAGGTACGACCTGCGACGTGGTGCTGATGCCGCCGCAGGCCTTCTATCAGCAGCCCTTCATCTGGGCTCAATTCGCACCGGATCAAGTGGTGGGGTGATATGGAACAAGCAATCGAAAGGCTGTGGCGCCGGCTTCAGATGATGGTTGGGCGCGGTGTTGTCACGGCCGTGGATGACAGCGGGCCAGTGCAGCTGATGCAGGTGAGGGCCAGCGGGTTGGAAGTGGCGGACGGGCGGGGGCGTCCGCAGGAATTCGGCCTTACGTCGAACCCGCCGGTGGGGTCTGACGCTGCTCTGGCAGCGGTGTCGGGCGACCGATCATCCACCATGGTGGTCGGCGTCAACCATCAAGGGAGCCGGCCGCGCGGCCTGCTGGCCGGTGAAACGAAGCTGTACAGCCAAGACGGAAAGTATGTCTACCTTACCGCCGATGGCGGGATCGTCGTCGAGGCCAAGGGCCAGGATGTGGTCGTGAACAACGCGAACAACGTGACCTGGAACCTGAGCGGAAAGTTGACCATCGTCGCGCCTGGCGGGATCGACCTGCAGACGCCCATGGTGAAGTCGACGGGCGACATGCAGGACAACTACGAGTCAAACAGTCGAACCATGAAGGGCATGCGGGACGTGTTTAACGTCCACCAGCATCCCGTCAAGAACGTCCAGGTGGGCGGATCAACGGTGACCTCTGACAAGCCCGAGGTGCCGCAATGAGCGATATCCGAACAGTTTGGGATGCTGCCGTTGCCCACGGTGATTGGATGTTGTCGGAAGGCGCGCTGCTCACCGGGGCGGATCTTGCGACTGCCATGCTGGTCAGCGTCTTCACCGACGCGATGGCAGCCCCGGATGACGTCATCCCAGATGGAACAGGAGACCCTCGGGGGTGGTGGGGAGATCAGTTCGATCCCGATGCCCCCCTGGGCAGCAAGCTCTGGCTCCTGGAGCGCGAAAAGCAGACCCAGACGACGCTCAATCGTGCCTACGACTATCTGGCCGAGGCGTTGAGGTGGCTTATTGATGATGGGGTTGTGGCGCGCTTCGACATCAGCGTGGAGTGGGTCCGAGAGTCTTTTCTCGGCGCCCAGATCATTGCCTATTCGCCTGGCGGTGATTCCCTGCACACAGGGAAGTACCTCTGGGCATGGAACGGAATCAACTGATATGCCATTTTCTCGTCCTACGCTGTCAGAACTGAGAAATCAGGTTCTGGCGGATATCAACGCCACCCTGGATGGTGCGAATGCACTCCTGCGCAAGGCTGTCCTGCGCGTGCTGGGCGTCGCTCAAGCCGGGCTTGCCCACCTACACTTCGGCTATATCGACTGGATCTCCAAGCAAGCCGTCCCGTGGACCGCGACAGACGAGTACCTGGCGGGCTGGGGGGCGATGAAGAATGTATTCCGGAAGGACGCCGTAGCGGCCGTGATTTCGGCCCAATTCACTGGGACGGCGGGAGTCGTCATCAGCGCCGGAATCGAAGTCAAGCGGTCGGATGGAACGGCCTACACGGTCGATTCGACTCAAGCTGTCGGTGAGGACGGCAAGGCGGTTGTCGTCCTGCGAGCGGCAGGGGCTGGAACTGTGGGGAATTGTCTGGCCGGCACGCCTGTGACGCTTTCCTCGACCATCGCGGGCCTGCAATCCACTGGCACAGTCGTGGGCGCGATCGCTACCGGGGCGGATGTGGAGTCCCCGGACGCATACAGCGATCGCGTCATTGCCGCGTATCAGGAGACGCCACACGGTGGCAATGCGGATGACTACGTTCGCTGGGCGCTGGCCGTTCCAGGGGTAAGCCGTGCCTGGTGCTCGCCCAACGGCATGGGGGCGGGGACGGTCGTTCTGCGGTTCATGATGGATACGGCGCAGTCTCAGCACGGTGGATTCCCCCAGGGCGCCGATGGGGTATCGCAGCACGATCAGGGGCCTGATGGCTTGCCGCGCGCGGCAGTGGCAACCGGCGACCAGCTGGTGTTGGCTGACGCGCTGATTGGCCTGCAGCTGGTTACCGCCCTCGTATTTGCGTGCGCGCCGGTGGACAACAGCCTGCATTTCAAGATATCCGGGCTGTCGGGCGCCGGCACGGCGACGCGAAACGCAATTTCTGCCGCGCTGGCTGACGTGCTGTTTCGTACAGGCGATGCCCGCGGCGGGACGATCAATCGCAACGATATCGAGGGCGCAATTAACAGCGTTTCTGGCGCTTCAGGCTGGCTTCTGGTCGAGGTGGCCGGGACAGTCAATGGCGTTGTGACGGTATACCCGGGCAACGTCACGAACCTGATCGGGCAGCTGCCAACGCTTGGCGGCGTCACGTACCTATAGGGGCGAGGAATGGGCTTGAAACTACGCGCGGGAGACTTCCTCCAGGCGTTCATGAGCCTCTTGCCGCGGGGGCGGGTCTGGTCGCGGGATGCAAGCAGCGTCCAAAGTCGCGCTTTGCTTGGCTTGGTGACGATCTACGAAGACAACACCGCTCGCGCAAATCAGCTTCTTGTCGACGCCTTCCCGGGTTCGACCTACGAGCTGCTGCCCGAATGGGAACTGACCCTGGGGTTGCCGGACCCGTGTGCCGGGCCTGCGCCCACGATTCAGGCCCGCCGAGCGCAGGTAGTCGCTCGGCTCACGGCGACTGGCGGCCAGTCAATTCCGTATTTCACCGGGTTGGCGAAGCGTTTGGGCTACGACGTGGTGGTGAGGCAATTCATGCCGTCCCGATTCGGAAAGCGCTTCGGCACGCCCTTTGGCGGGGAGGACTGGGCGCACGCCTGGCAGGTGAACGCGCCTACCTTTACCGTCAACCGGCTTCACTTCGGCGACTCGTTTGGCGGGCCATTTTCCTACTGGAATAACAACGTCTTGCAATGCGAGTTGCTGGCATCCAAGCCCGCGCACACCTTACTCAGTTTTTCGTATTCGGAGAAGACCTAAATGGATCTTTTGATTGCACCTTACACCGTCACCAAGGAACAGGCGGACACGGCCCCTGCGACCGGCACGCCCGGGTGGGCGACCGATGGCAATCCCGCGACGAACACCCCCGCAACGCAATGGCCCGCCTATGCATTCAACGCAATGCAGGAGGAATTGGTGTCCGTTATCCAGGCGGGAGGCCAGACACTGAACCGCGATGACAACACCCTGCTGCTCAAGGCGGTCCAGTCCATGTTCGGTTCTGGCCGTCTTCTTCGTACTTCGGTATATCGCATCATCAGCGGTACGCAGCAGGTGAGCGTCAATGGCGGAGCGTTCACGACGACGGGCGCGACCACGTTTTCGACGCTGGCTCAGACTTCGAAGACTGAAATCTTGGTCACATTCGGCGGAGGCGCTGGCGGCAGCTCTGGCGGGACTGGAGCCGGGCAGGTCGCTGCGGGAGGTGGAGGTAGCGCCGGCGGAACTGCGGTGTCTATCATCTTGGGTTCCATATCGTCGGTTGCGGTCACTGTGGGGCAGGGGGGAACCCCCGGCGCTCCGGGCATAACTCCAGGCGGCAACGGAGGCGCGTCCTCGGTAGGGACGTTGCTCACAGTTAACGGTAGCAGTGGTGGCGCGGGAGGCACTCCTATTTCGAGCTTCCCTGGCCAGACCAACGGGGGCGCCATCGGAGCGCTGCCTAGCGGGAACGTTTTCTCCGCTACTGGAAACTATGGGGGTATCGCGCTGACTCTAGGGACAGGCGTTGTTTCCAGCGGCATGGGCGGCGCGAGCTTTTTTGGCGGTGGCGGCGGTCAGAGTAGCGTAACAGACGGAGACCCCGGAAAGGCTCCTGGGTCTGGCGGCGGGGGTGGCGCCACTCCCGTCAATTTTGCCGCGGGGAAAACCGGTGGCGCCGGTATGGCTGGAATCATCATTATCAAGGAATTTGCGTAATGAAGACTTATGCGCGCATCCATGAAGGCGTTGTTGCCGAAATCATCAGGCCAATCACATACGATGATGGATCTGAAATACCTATCGAGGTTCGGTTCGAACCGGGTTTTGTCTCGTCGCTGGTGAATATCACGGACGAAGACCCGATGCCTTCGGATTGGTGGCTTTACGATGGGGAGAAATTCTCCCCATTCGAAATTTAATATAAGTTAGTGTGCTCGCCTCTATTCGATAAGTCAGGCCAATATAGTAGAGCGTGGCTATTTGTTTGGAAGTCTATATTTTGTCACTCTTATCGATTCTAGGGTGAAATTGTTGCCCTGAAGTACGGAAGGGACCAGTAATAGTTCCTTTGCGTCGGCATCGATATGGAAAACTTGGCGCGCTTTAAACCAGAAGCGTGGCGCTTTGTAAAAATGGGATTCTGACATGCTGGGTTTTTCGGTGGTCATCCAGTAGAGATTTGTATAGTCGTATGGCGCCCCTCCTTTCATGTTTATAGAGACTCTAGTGATTGCGCTATTGTCGCGATTCCCGGGCCTTATGATAAACACTCCAGTGTCTTCGGTGTTTTGAAAGGAGGTGCTCCCTTCTACTAGCTGACTGTTCCATATTTCTAGCTGGGATGGTTCGTAGGTGGCATCAAAGACGATATCGGTGTCTTTGAGTTCCTCGATTGAAGTGTGCAAATATTTTCCCAGCCTGTACGATGACATGTCCTCGGGCATGCGAGATGGGAAGGCATATACGCTATAAGCGACCCAGACGGCATAAATGATAGACAATATTAGAAAAAATATGTTGCCGAGGTAGTGCGCACTTCGTTGCCAAGGGGAAAGGCTATCTATGAAAAAGCCCTTGTTTTTTGTTAGTAGTAGTCCTAGCAAAATAATCACGAACGGGACGGCGGCTACTGCATATCGGGGAAGGCCGTGAAATATTGTATTTGGCAACACAACGATTAGCGGCACAGCAGCAATGAGGGTCCATTGAGGGATTCGCTTTTTGATAAGCCATGGCATTGCAACCATCGCAGGAACGATAAAGACCATCTGACAGAAAAATGCCGCCCGTTGTAGAAGCATTCCTGGGTGTGTGAGTTTTTCATCCCATACATCGGCCCACATATAATTCATATATCCGAATATGCGCCAGCGGAGATACGCCCCAGGAGAGGCTGACTGATTGAGCGCGATTATTTCTGAGAGATCTCTGCTGTTTGTGCTGGCCATGTCCAAATAGTACGGCACTGCTCCCCAAACCCGCGGCCCGTTGGATGCCTGAGTCAATGGTATAAATTCCCCGAATACGAGGAAATTGCGAACCCACCAAGGTGTCATGCAGAGAACGAAGCCCCCAACGAATGAGCAGATCGATTTGACAGATTCATCCTTAAGCCGCGTATATACTGCCAGATAGATAATGCCGAGAACGACGAATGGAATTGCTTGGGCGCGAACATGGGTCGCAGCTGCGAGGGTGGCGCCAGATGCTGCCAGTATCCACGTTCTACGGCGCGTTGTCCCTGCGAGAAATAAGTAGACCGTGCCGAGGAACAGCGCCATGAACAGTTGCTCGGTCAGCAGGCGGTCGTTGTTGTACAGAAAGCCTGGGTAGACCGCAGCGACGGACAGAGCGACAACTAGACCGATGCGCGAAACGTTTAGCAGTCTTAGTAGTTTATATATGAGCCAGAAGGAAAATATGCTCAGGGTGACGTTAGACACAAGAACGTTTCTCGGGTCTTCTCCAAACAGTTCATATATGGCTGCAATATAGATAGGGAACCCGGGCGATAGATTCGCGGTCGGAATTATTTTCGCCGTACCATTGAACATATCGCCCGTCACGTCGCGTGTGAACGCGTGATGATGCAGCAGATTGAGCGCGCTGAAGTGATAGGTTTCTTCGTCGCCCGGGGCTATCTTGCGCTCCATGTTGGGAACGCCAACTCGCAGTGCAATGGCGACGAGAAAGATAATTCCAACAAGAGGGGCGGCCCAATGATTTTTTTTTAGCACTAGCATGAACCTGCTGCTGATCGATTTCTGAAAGAATTTTTGAAGTATAGCCCGCCCGCTTAGGCGGGTTTTTTTACGTCTGAAGGGAGACAGCAGTGACAGGCGATCGCCCCAGAATCGGCTTTGCGACATCGCATTACGGTTCATCGCCGAAGCGCACCCAGTCAACTAGGCGACCCACAGTGCAGGGGAGTCCAATTTTGACCTCTATTCTGGGAGCCCTTCGTTCCCCGACAGCCGGGCAACTGTTGGATATTTCCCGCAACCAATACCTTTTCATGTAGTCGACAATTTTTGAGTGATCTCCGCCGTGCTCGTAGTCGAGCCAATTCACGTCATGGCTGGAAAAGCTGGATGCATGAATCTCAAAGAGCGGCACATCTGCCGATGGGCGAGGTTCGATGCTCTTTGCAAAGTCTGCGGCTTCAGCCACAGAGTTTGCTCCAAATAGGCATGCAAGGCGCGACGGCTGTGTCGGAAAATGGGTACTCCGTATGCCCTCGGCATGCCATTCTCGCCGCAGAGCAGCATCCGCGCTATTGAGGGCCTCGTGCCATAGATGAGCGTAGTGGTTACCAAACCGGGAGAATCCATTCGGAAGGGTGTTCAGAACCATCCCTTCGGATAGGCTCCGTTGTCGATCTGCGTGGTAGAAAACGAAGGTTCTTGGTTGCACTGGAATTCCTTGCTTCGAGTCCCGATTTGATAATTTGGAGGTTGTAGCGCAATTCAATTCACTTTGCTCCATCACACCCGCTTCGGCGGGTTTTTTTTCGTCCACACAACGGGAGGGCAGCGATGCGGACCCAACAAGGGAGTATGCGAATGGAACCGGGTTCCACTGGATTGGGCGGCTGGGCGGCCGTGAAAATTGCCTTGGCTTTTGGGCTGCCTGCGGCGCTCGCGGCCATTCTTGGCATGCTCATCATGCCGCCGCGGTCGCCGCAGGAGTTCATCAAGCGGACCGTATGCACAGTGTCGTGTTCGTTCTTCTTCGGACCACTGTTGGCAATCGGAGTGCTGTCATGGCGGCCGTCGTTGATGGAGACGGCCCACTGGGTGGCGGCGCGCAGCGGGGGCGGTGAAGAAAAGCTACTTGCGCTGTTCTACGTGCTGGGGCCGTGCATGCTGCTGGCGGGGTTGCCCGCCTGGTGGGTGCTGGGGGCCTACATGCGCTGGATGGCGAGCATGCGGCAAAAGGGATTTTTGGAATGGGTCGCCGAGGTGCGGGCCAAGTTGTTGGGCGCGCGGTCGGGCGGGGAGGGCTGAACCATGAATCTCAAAGAGATCATTGATACGGCCGTCAGCCCGGCGCTGGCGCTGCTGCCGACGCGCATGGACACGCCGGCGGCGCGCGTCATGCTGATGGCGAAGCGGTCCCCCAATGGAACGCCGCTGTTCCAGAATCCGTGTCCCGATTGTGGTGTGGTCCGGTTCAGCGACCGCCGCCGGCTGGGCAAGCCTTGCATGGCATGCGCGAATCGCCGCCGCGCCACCCACGGCCTCACCGATCATCCTCTGTACCGAAAGCTCCAGAACATGCGCAGCCGCTGCGAGATTCCGTCCGCGAGCGGATACGAATACTACGGAGGCCGGGGGATTTCGGTCTGCGATGAGTGGCGGAACAGCCCAACCACCTTCGTGTCTTGGGCGCTGGCCAACGGGTATCGGCCGGGTATGGAGATTGACCGGATCGATGTGAATGGGCCTTACAGCCCTGGCAACTGCCGATTTCTCCCCCACGCAGAGAATTCCAGGTTGCGGCGCAACTCGCAATGCACTGAGGAAAAGGCAGACATCGTGCGCAGCGCGCTGGCTGACGGCGCATCGGTCGGAGCCGCAGCCAATGCAGCGGGCGTGCCGTACATGGTCGCTTGGCATATCCACAAGGGAAACACTTGGAGATCGAAATGACCCCTCAAGACTTCAACGAGCGCGTACTGAATCCTGCCCTCAATCTATTGCCTGCGGCTATGGATTCCGCGCGGGCGCGGGTGATACTGGTTGCCATCGCCCTTCAGGAGTCTCGGCTGACGCACCGCTGGCAGGTTGTAGACCCGAAGCGGCCGGATATTAAGGGGCCAGCCCGTGGGCTGTTCCAGCTCGAGAAGGGCACCCGCGCGAGCCGCGGCGGGGTGTGGGGTGTGTACCTGCACCCGGCCAGCAAGGACCGCCTGGCGGCGCTATGCAAGGCCCGCAGCGTGTCCTGCGATCCGGACGCGATTTATGCGGCGCTGGAGTATGACGACGTGCTGGCCGCCGGCGTGGCGCGGCTGCTGCTCTGGACCGATCCGAAGGCGCTGCCGGCAGTCGGTGACGCTGACGCCGGCTGGGCGCTGTACCTGCGCACCTGGCGGCCAGGCAAGCCCAAGCCGGATAGCTGGCCGGTTCTCTACCGCCAGGCCGTCGCGCAGGTGCAGCCGTGAACCCGTTCTGGAAGATGGCGCTGCCCTGGATCGGCGACGCGGCGGTGGTGATGGTGCTGGGCGCCGGTGTGGTGCTGTACGGGTCCAGCGGCTACCACGACGGTATCGCCAAGGCCAACGCGGACCAAGCCCTGGCCGAGCTGAACGAGTTCAAGGCCCAGACCGGCCGCCTGGCCGCCATCGCTACCACCTTCGAGACGAACGTGGCCGAGCTGCGGGCCTCCGAGCCCAAGATCATCGAGAGGTACACCCGTGTCGAAGTCCAAAGCCCTTTGCCTGCTGGCTGTCGTATTGACGCTGGCCGGCTGCAGCACATCAACGAAGCCGGCCGCCTGGCCAATACTGCCGGCCAATCTGGCCCAGCCGTGCCCGCCGGTGCCAGAAGTGACCAGCGATAGCTGGGACGACTTCGCGCGCAGCTACATGGGGCTGGCGATGCAGTACGGGCAGTGTGCGGCGCGTCATCGGGCTACGATTGAGGCGTGGCCGAGATGAAAAAGCCACCCGGAGGTGGCTTTGGAGTAACGGAAGATTAGCCGATCGCCTCTCTAACAATGTCGGCAACTCGTACCAAATCATCCTGTGGGGCCGACTTGGCGGCCCATACCGCACACATAGCCGTCCAAAGTGCACTACCACCGCACACCAGAGCGTCGGCTGCGGAGGGTGTCCATTCGTGATGATCATCAAAGGTCATGGCGCGTTCACACGCATCTACGACGTCTGAGTGCCGCCGCCCAAGACGCGCCGCCAGGCCCTCCCATCCTATTTCGCTCAAAGCTTCAAAAATAACGCGTTCTGGGGCGTCGCCACCCGGCAGAAGATGGCAGCCCTGAGATTCTGGTTGATCACCGTCGAGAAAGACAACCGTCGGGCGGGGGAACCCTTTATCTGCAGACATCTGGCCTAATGCCTTACCGACAGTGGCCCCGCCGTACGGAGAGATCAGGCAACGGCGCACCAAGCTGGGGTCTTGGGATATGAGAATCTCCTGAACTAGAGTTGCAGCGTCCCGATCTTCAACATAGATATCGCACTCCGGATGGCTTTCTAGGTCCATCTGCGTCATCGCGAAGCTGGGACTCACTCCTTTCATAACTTCCTTTCCAGAGGATCCTTCCCATATGTATAGGCGAGCCTCTTCGGGCAGTTCATCCAGAATGTAAGGCGAGTGCGTCGACAATACAATTTGGAGCTCTTTTAACCTCGCCAACTCGGCCAAGTGCCGCATAAGTCGTCGCTGCGCTCGCGGGTGAAGAGAGCTCTCGATCTCATCGATGATGACCAGCCCATAGTCTGGTATTTCGTTCCTGAGCAGTTCTACGATCGTTGTTTCGCCTGCGCCACTATGGAACCCTGAATATCTGGCTCCGGCCTGGGCTATCACTGGCACGTATCTCGTCTTGTCCAGACTTGTGCTGGACATGGCGGCGATTTCATATTTCTTCCCCAGAATGGACGTCAGGTTTTCGAGCTTGTCTTTGTCGAATGGTTGCGACACCCCTTCTTTGAGGGTGGGCTTGGCTAACCGCATGAAGCCAACACGAGCAGAAAAAGGCTGGATCCGACTTAGATCAATGTTCAGCACAGGTCTCTCGCGGCGGTCAGGGTTTCCACGCCAGCGCCCGGGGAACTTACGAATACTCCCTTCGCGGTGCATCTTCCCTTCTTTTACCCACCAGCGAATAGAGGCCTTTTCAATGCGTTCCCATGGCGTGTCGGGGAAATAGGTCGATGCGAACTTCTGCTTACCCGAGCTCACTCCTGGAGCCTTATAGACGGACGCGGCTGCTTGCAGAATTGTGCTTTTCCCTGCGCCGTTCTCGCCGACTAGCGCCACGATAGGAAATTGGAAGTCGATCTTTTGACCCTTCCAGCCGCGTAGTCCGTCCACCTCTAAAGCTTCAAGGTGCTTTGGCCAATGTGTCCCAGCACCCCATTTCTTCAGCAGTAACCGCATTTCTTTGCTCAGCGACACGTCAAACCCTCCGTTGGTTCAAATTGGCGGCAGCCCATCTGCTAGCCTGCCGCGCTGTTAAGCCTCGCACTCACTCATGCATACCATCCCGTGCGCCGCCGCCCCGGCCAGGCTGGCTCGGCATGGCTCACGTCAAACGCGCCCTTCGTAGGGAACCGAAAACAAAATAAATTTGGTTACAACTCCCCGAGCGCGACCATATAGCTGGCCATAGGTTGGGCGTCAAAGTCGCCGGCGAGGCGGTGCATGGTCAGCGGCCTTGTGCCTGGCGGGATGTTGTAGAGCGGGCCGGCCCGGTCATCGAAGACCCGGCGAGGGTTGGGAAAGATGCGCTCGACGTAATCGAGCGGCCCGGACTTCTGGACGATGCGCCGCAC